TATATTCATCAAGATTATTAAATGAACTAAACACATTTGTATATATAAACGGAAGACCTGACCATATGAAAGGACATCACGATGATTTAATTATGTCAATTGCGATGGCACTATATGTTGGTCAAAATTCATATAACCAACTTGAAAAGGTTACAGAACAAACAAAGGCGATGTTAAATTCTTGGGAAGTCCAAGCAAATACTGAACAACAAAAAAGAATAACTGACTTTAACCCTGGTGTACCTGTAATGCCGTCAAATGGTTATAGTAATAGACAGTATAATACCGACCCAAGTAAAAGCGATTATCAAAAGTATTTATGGTTATTCGGAAAATAAAGTTTATTCATGAAATAAAATAATTATCATTAAATTAAAATGGCACAAAATTTTACAGTTTGGCAAAGATTAACAAGAGTATTTGGACCTGATTCAACTTTAGGACAACAACCACCAGTATATAAGTTTGATAAAAAAGAGCTTTTAAAAACTACGGATAAACAAGAATTTGAAAAAGAAAAACTCCAAGCTCAACAATCATATTATTTGGGTCAGCAATGGGCCAAGATTGAAAACAACCTTTACACACAGGCTGTATATTATGAACCAACAAGATTGGCCGCGTACTACGATTATGAATCGATGGAATATACACCTGAAATATCTGCAGCTCTTGATATCTACGCCGAAGAATCGACAACAACTAATGAAGATGGTTTTATTCTACAAATTTATTCAGAATCAAACCGTATTAAAGGTGTGTTAGCTGATTTGTTTAATAACAGATTGGACATAAACACAAACCTTCCTATGTGGACAAGAAATACCTGTAAGTATGGTGATAATTTTGTTTATATGAAATTGGACCCAACAAAAGGTATTGTTGGTTGTCAACAATTACCAAACATTGAGATTGAAAGATTGGAAAGAGGTATGAAAGTGGCACCGGCTCACAATAAAACTGAAGATTCTGAGTCTTTAAAATTTGCTTGGAAAGTTAAAGACATGGTGTTTAACACATGGGAAGTTGCTCACTTTAGATTATTAGGTGATGACCGAAAACTACCCTATGGTACATCCATGTTGGAAAAGGCTAGAAGAATTTGGAAACAATTATTGTTATCTGAAGACGCAATGTTGGTTTATAGAACATCAAGAGCACCTGAAAGAAGGGTGTTTAAAATATTTGTTGGAAATATGGATGATAAGGATGTTGAACCATATATCCAAAGAATTGCCAATAAGTTTAAACGTGACCAAGTTGTTGATTCAAACACAGGTAATGTTGACTTAAGAATGAATCAAATGGCTGTTGACCAAGATTTCTTTATTCCTGTTAGGGACCCAGCTCAAACAAGTCCAATTGAGACTTTACCGGGAGCTACTAATCTTTCAGAAATTGCGGATATTGAATATATCCAAAAGAAATTATTAACAGCACTTCGTGTACCAAAAGCGTTCTTAGGTTTTGAAGAGGTTGTTGGTGATGGTAAAAACTTAGCTTTACAAGATATTCGTTTTGCCAGAACAATTAATAGAATCCAAAAATCAATGATTCAGGAATTAAATAAGATTGCAATTATTCACTTATTTATTCTTGGTTTTGAAGATGAATTAACAAACTTCACATTAGGTTTAACAAACCCGTCAACTCAAGCTGATTTATTAAAAATTGAAAATTGGAAAGAAAAGATTCAATTATATAAAGATGCTGTTAGTGACCCAGGAAATGGAATACAACCAGTGTCAACAACTTGGGCTAAAAAACACATTTTAGGATTTTCTGATGAGGAAATTAAGTTAGATATCCAACAACAAAGAATTGAAAAAGCTGTTGGTGCTGAATTACAAAAAACACCTGAAGTTATTTTACATACAGGATTGTTTGATAATATTGATAAGTTATACGGTAAAAAACCTGGTGAACCAGCGGGAGAACCTGCGGGTGAAACAACCGCAACAGGTGGTGCTGGTGGTGACTTTGGTGGTGGAGACTTAGGGGGAGACTTAGGGGGTGACTTAGGTGGAGACTTAGGGGGTGACTTAGGGGGTGGAGATTTAGGAGCGGCACCTGAAGCAGCACCTGAAGCACCAGCAGAGGTAACACCTGAAGGATTTAATAAAGATGATTTAAATTTAATACTTGAAGATGATTTAATTAATGGTATTAATCAAATTGATTTAGGTAGGGGAAGAAAGTCTTTAAATGAAATAGAATCTAAACTTAGAGAAATATTAAAATAAACAATATATTTATTAGTATGAGAAAATTTGGATTATTAAAAAGTATTGTTGAAAATACCTTGGTCAATTCATATAAGAAACCTGAATTTAAAAAGGTCGTAAGAGAATTTAAGGAATTTATTAGTGACAACAAATCAGTGGGTAAAGTATACCTTGACTACTCTTCAATATTAAAAACAAAAGGTTTGTCAGAAGATGTGGCAACTGATTTTATTACATTGTCAATTGATAACATCAAACAAACAATTAAAGAAAATAAAAGGGAATTTGAAGAGTTTGATTCTTGGGTTGAAACTTTAGAAGAATCTTCAAATAATGAATACGAATTATTAGATAAGATTATTTACGCAAATAGTGCGAATGATTTTGTACAATTAATTGAAAGTAAAAAAATTTTATTAAAATCTTTAACTGAAACTATTAAAAAAGAAGAAAAACAAATATCAGAAACAATCAATATTCCATTAGAAAAAATGTTTGAGGTTGTTGCTGACACATTTTCAAATGAATATTCAAATCTATCTGAATCACAATTATTCGAAATTAAATCAATTTTAAAAATGTCAAAAGAAGAATTGTCTGAAGGTATTGAAAGATTAAAGAATGAAGTTTTAACTAAACTTGATGAACAGTCTGGAAATGATGAAGAAACAAGTAAGGTAATTGTTGAAACAAAAGAACGTGTTAAGAACACACCCGTGGATTCACTGTCCTATTACAAACTAAAAAAGTTATCTGAAGGATTATAAAAAAACCCCTCGAATTCGAGGGGTTTTTTGTTTAATTATCATCTTCATCTTCTTTTAATTTCTTTTCTTTCTGAATTTGGTTAATCATATAACCACTTATTGCAAATTCAACACCTGCCCATAAAACAGCGTCAGATGCGGTTAATTTGTCAATATTTACCATCATAAAATAAATCATACCCCATTGACCTATAAGAAACGCAACTCCCGATTCAATTCTTTTCTTTGAAAAATGTGATGGAACCCCACTATATAAATTTGAGAGTTCTTTAATAAACCATTTGATATTTGCCCAACCAAAAAAATATTTCTTTTTCATATCTATCTTTTATAGATAAATATCAGTCCATATTTTTTTGTTTTAAGTATTGAATATATTTGGCTTTCTTTAATTGGTCTCTTTTCTTAACAGATTTTTTAACAAACTCTTGTTTGTTTCTTACTTGTTCTAACTGTTTTGTTTTAATGACTTTATATTTGTATCTTTTTAAAGCCTTATCCAAACTTTCACCTTTTTTAACTTCAATTACTAACATATTATTATAAATATAAGTAATTTTATCAATTTTGTTAATTAAAATTTTTTTATTATACTTTAAAAAAATAAACTAATTACAGAAATGAAATTACATGAAGAAGGGAAAAACATTAAAGTTGGATATATTCAACGATTCTAAATGTTACTATGGTAGTGTTGACACAACAAATTTAAAATCAATTTATTTAGTATTACAAACATGGGTTGTCCCCACCGTTGAAAAGGAAAAATGGGATACAACAGTTGGTATTATATCACGAACCATTAAACACAAAATATTGGACATATATAATAAAGATTTTTTCAAAGAACATTTTATTGTTGATATGGATTTAAGGACAAGTGGGATAAAAATAGAAAAGGCAAGTTTTTTAAACTTGGAAATTACTTTTTTTATTAAAGGTATTGATGACTTTAAATCTAATGAACTTAGAGATTCTTTGAAAGATATGATTAAACAAATTCATAATGATGTATTACTTAAATCAAAATATTTTAAGATACAATATTCCAAAACATCAGGAACAAAAATGAAAGTTTAACTTATACATATATTTATTAGTTAAACACAATTATGAAAATATTAGCGCCAAACGAAACGGGTAGGGGAATATTAATTGAATATGATGCAGGTTCTGTTTCATGGAAAGATTCAGTTAATGAAAGTCTCGTAAAAGAAAATATGTCTTTGGACCATTCTAAACCTTTTGTATTTTACGCAACATTACAAAAGTATGGTGTACCAAATAGAAACGGTAGGGTGTATCCTGAAAGGATTTTAAAAAGAGAAGCTGAAAAATACAAATCATTAATTCAAAAAGGATTATCAACATCTGAATTAAATCACCCTGAATCATCTTTAATTGATTTGGACCGTGTATCACATATTATTGATGATATATGGTGGGATGATAATGTTCTAATGGGTAAACTAAGATTATTAACTTCACCAGGTTTTCACGAAAGTGGTGTGGTTTCAACAAAAGGTGATGTTGCAGCAAACTTAATGAGACAGGGTGTTAGAATGGGTGTATCATCACGTGGTGTTGGTTCCTTGGCGAAAAAGGGTGAACATAATGAAGTACAAGAAGATTTTGAAATTATATGTTTTGACTTGGTAATGAATCCTTCAACACCAGGGGCTTATCTTTATATGAACAAAGATGACCGTCAGTTATATGATGAGAATCTTGACACAGATAAAAAATCAGTTGAACCAAGAATTGATGGTGGTTTAGGAAAATCACTTGACTTAATGACAAAATTGAACGACTATTTGGGAAATAGATAAAATTAAAATTATGGACCAAAAATATTTTGTTGCTAAAATTCAGTACGACCTGATTGATGAGAACTCAGGAAAAATTAAAAAGATTAGAGAAGAAAAACTCGTTAAGGGTTATAATGTGACCGATGTAGAAGCGAAGGTTACCGAAAGATTTAAAGGTTTTCAACACGATTGGCGAATTACAGCTGTGAGTGAAAGTAAGATTGATGAAGTATTTGAATAAAATCTGATTATAATCAGATAAGTTAAAAAATCGGGTGAGAACCCGATTTTTTTTATTTAGTGCCTTTATTATTAAACTTTTTTTAAAGTGGGGCATATTTATAGTGTAAATAAAACAATTTTTATTGCACAAAAAATGGCAAATGAAAAAAAATCATTAGTAGAAGAAGCCCTAATCCAAATGAA